GTTCAGACGCCTTAAATAAGCGTCCTTACGTGTCCTCATATCACAAGTTCTTTGGTAACCTTTCGGCGACCAAAGCGGTGATGCCATTTATTGCATCTCTTTTGGAGAGCAATCACCTTTGGGGCACTTGGTTGTGTGCTCGGGAACCTGACGGACCGTTCAGTCCTAGGGTTTCTTTTATCAAAGGAAATGGCCTGGCTACCGTGCCTAAAACGGCACTGACTGACAGATCTATCTGTATCGAACCTGGGCTGAACGTTTACGTCCAGCTTGGTCTAGGTTCAGTGATTCGATCTCGCTTGAAGCGGATCGGCATTGATCTAGACGACCAGGAGACTAATCGCATGCTTGCGTTGCAGGCGTCGGAAGACGGCTGCTTTGCAACAATCGATTTGTCCAGTGCTAGCGATACAATCGCTCGCCGGTTGATACAGACCCTTTTCGGCTCGGACCCATACTTAACAGTTTGGCTTCGTGTCATGGAAGCCACCCGTAGTCCATTCACCAATTGGGGATCTAATAAGAAACCTGATTGGCGGCTGAACCATAAGTTCAGTAGTATGGGCAATGGGTTCACGTTCGAACTCGAAACACTTGTGTTTTGGGCTCTCGCGTGCTCCGCAGCTGAAGAGGTTGGTGGTGAATGCGCCACCGTATATGGAGACGATATCATAGTTTCAACCAACGCCTACCAGCGGGTTTGCGAGGTACTCGAGATCTTTGGCTTCTCCGTAAATAAGAGAAAGTCATTTGATCGTGGGTACTTTCGTGAATCCTGCGGGATGAACGCTTGGGATGGCTATGAATTGCCGACATATAGGCTCGAGTCTCTAAATGACATCTCCGACACCTTTTCGTTTCACAACGGTCTGGTGCGGTGCGGCCTCAAAAGGGCCGCTAGCCGAGTACTACGTAAAATCCCAAGTTTCTTGAGATTTTTCGGCCCCTCTGGGGCCGGGGACGTAGTGCTTCATAACTCAGATTATGCCTCCTGGAACGTAACGCCTCGCGGCGTCGCGGATCAGTGGTTCTTCTGGGCTGGAGAGTTAAAGACTCTAAAGTTCGTACCGCTTGAACAACGGGCCGGACATTATGAGCCAGCTATCCTCCACTCCTTCTCCTCCATGAGGCCCTCCAGCGACATACCCTTATGGGGTGATCGCTGGGGGACTGAGGGCGTTGTCACGCTCTCAGAAGGGTACTGGACTGTCGGTAGCTCGCTCGTGAGTCGAGAACATCTCGGCTTACGGGCGTGGGAGGTCGCTTAAATGCGGCCTCCCACATCACTGTTAAGTCATTGACTTAACCCGGGTGACACCGGTGGAGTGACCCAATGTGGGTCTTAAGAAA